TTTCACGCGCGCCTGAGCGTCGTATCTTCTACATTGATATCGGTAACCTTCCAAAAGGAAAAGCCGAAGAATATGTTCAGGGGATCATGGCTAAGTATCGCAACAAGTTGGTTTATGATGCCAACACTGGCGAAATTAGCGATGACCGTAAGAGCATGAGTATGCTTGAGGACTTTTGGTTACCGCGCCGTGAAGGTGGTAAAGGTACCGAAATTACAACTCTACCGGGCGGTGAAAACCTCAGCCAAATTGAGGACGTCCTATTCTTCCAAAAGAAACTACATCGCAGTCTTAACGTTCCTCAAAATCGACTTGATAGCGAATCTATGTTTAACATGGGTCGTGTTAGCGAAATTTCTCGAGAAGAAGTTAAGTTCCAAAAGTTTGTCAATCGCTTACGTAAGAAGTTTGCGATACTGTTTATTGACATTCTACGCACTCAGATTATTCTTAAAGGCATAATTACTCCACAAGATTGGCAAGGTATTAAAGAAAACCTTAACGTCGACTACATTGAGGATAACTACTTTAGTGAACTAAAAGACTTCGAAATTCTTAAAGAACGCATCATGACGGTTGACCAACTTGGTGATAAGATAGGTAAATACTATAGCGAAAAGTGGGTTCGTTCCAATATACTTAATCAAAGCGATGACGAGATTAAGCAGATGGACGAAGAAATTGCTGAAGAAAAAGCGAAGGCCGATGCTGCGTCTGCGCCAGATGAATCTGAAATGGATGCAGGCCAACCCGACGAAGAACAACAACAACCAGACGAAGAATAATATATGAGTGATGTAAATATTCAATCAATGATAGATGCGGTTAAATCTGATAACCGTGAAGCAGCTGACACTGCATTCAAAAATGCGATTATGTCAAAGATTACAACTGCGCTTGATGTTAAGCGTGTTGAGCTAGCGTCGACTGTGTATAATCAAGCTATTCAAAATGATGCAAAATAATGCATCTTAAGAAGAGCATTTGTATAAATAAATTCCATAATGAAATTAATCACCGAGCATATTGAAGACCTTAGCTACTCTATTGTTGAGAGCGCACAGGGTGGTGAAAAGAAATATATCATTGATGGAGTCTTTATGCAGGCTGAGCAGGTAAACCGCAATCGTCGAGTTTACCCAAAGAAAGTTTTAGAAAACGCCGTAAGTAAATACCTTACGGAATATGTTGATAAAGGACGCGCCGTTGGTGAGTTAAATCATCCAGATGGTCCTACTATTAACCTTGATAAAGTTTCACACCGCATTACCGAACTATCATGGAACGGTAATGATGTTGTTGGAAAGGCGCTTATACTCAACACACCGATGGGCAACATCGTGAAAGGACTACTTGAAGGTGGTTGTCAGTTAGGCGTCTCTAGTCGTGGTATGGGAACCGTTGCATCTAAGAACGGCCGCAGTGAAGTTAATGATGACTTCACGCTATCTACAATTGATATTGTACAAGATCCAAGTGCTCCATCGGCGTTCGTCAATGGGATACTTGAGGGAGTAGAATACTTCTGGGATAACGGTCTACTAAAGCCGCAACAAATTGAGAAATATGAGACTGAAATTAAAAAATCCTCTTCAGCAAATTTGGCTGAAGCCCAGGTGCGTATCTGGAATGATTTCCTCTCCAACCTGTAATTAAGAAAAACACAATGGAAAATAACTTAGATAACCTACATGAAGACGAAGTCATTATTGAAGACATCGACGTTGACGCCTTGGAAACTCTTGATGAAACTTTGGAACAGGACATCACTGAAGCCAAAGTTAATCCAAAAGAGATTGACGGTGAAGACGACGACGACAAAGAAGACGATGGCGAAGGTTTAGACAACCTCGGCGACGAAGATTCTGACGTTGACAATGATGGAGACAGCGACGAAGCTGATGAATATCTTACTAAGCGTCGTAAGACGGTTGCTAAGAAGATTGCAAAAGAAGACACTGACATAAACGAATCCGAAGATGATATTGATTTAACTGAAGCGTCTCCGTTTATTACCCATGGAACAAACAGATGGCGAGCGTATTATCCTGGCGCTTACAGCGGCACAGGTTATACCAAATATTTCAAAGATGAAGCATCTGCTAAAGCATGGGCTGCAAAGAAAGGTTATGGAACTAAAGTTACTAAAGTTAGTGATGTCAGCAAAAAAGACCATGATGCAATCATTAAAAAGGGCAAGGAAGAAATGCAAAAATCTGGAAAGAATACTGTATTCATTCAGCATGGTAGTAATACACATACGGTAGCTAAGATCAATAAGAAGGGTGAAGCTGGAAGACACCAAGAAGGTGGTACTTATGTGCGTGAAAGCCTTACCGTCGATGAATCATTTGAATCTGAAGATCTACAATTAGACGAAGCAATTAGTGATACTTTAAAAGATTTGATTACTGATTTTATCGGTGCAGCGGGCGATGCTCGATCAGACGAAAACATTGATGATATTCTTTCTAAGATCAAGAAGCAACCAGGCGGCGAAAAGATTGCAAAAGACCTTGAAGATGGATTTGACAAAATCCGTTTTGGGCGTTCAAACAATCAAAATGATGGTAGACCACAAGATCTATCGCGTGCTCCAGGTCGTATTACTAAAGCTGGTAAGTTAAATAAGACTGATGCTGCAAAGCTTAAGTCAATCATCAAAGCTAAGTATGGCATGAAAGAATCATTTGAATCCGAAGATATCACTCGTCTAATTGAAAGCGAAGAAGGTTTAACCGAAGAATTTAAAGATAAAGCTGCTATCATTTTTGAAGCTGCAGTATCTGCTAAGGTTAACGAAATCGAAGCTACTTTGTCTGAACAGTATGAGACTCGTCTGTCTGAAGAAGTTGAAAGCGTTAAGAGCGTTCTTGAAGAACAAGTTGACAGCTATCTCACCTATGCAGTTGAATCCTGGATGGAAGAGAACAAGGTTGCAGTCGAATCTTCACTACGCACCCAACTTGCCGAAAACTTCATCTCGGCATTGAAGACCGTATTCGTCGAAAACTATGTCGACGTACCTGACAGTAAGGTTGACCTATTTGCTCAGCTTGAAGCTGAAAATAACAACCTAAAGGAAGAATGCGCGAAGTTTAGCCGCATCGCAGAATCTCTTGCAGACCGTGTTGATACACTTGTTCGCGAACAGATTGTAACAGAAGCTTCCACTGGTCTCGCAGATACACAAGTCGACAGACTGAAAAAGCTCGTTGAAGACATTGAATTTGTTGATGCAGCTACCTATCGCAAGAAGGTACAAACCATCAAGGAATTCTACCTTAACGGCTCGCAAGAAACTGAAGATACAACATTAACCGAAGGCGCCGATGATTCTTTCATCAGTACCGAAACAATCGTTGAAGGAGAGTCAATGAATGACAACCTATCTCCTGAAATGAAATCCTATTTGACCGCTCTATCAAGAATGAACAAGGCAGTAACTGCCGACCTTCTATAAGATAACGGTTTCCCAAACCCCAAAACAACAACAAAGAAAATAGACTATTATGTTTAACTCCGATAACGCACAAAAAAATTGGGCACCGGTACTTGACGCGCCAGACGCACCTAAGTTCAAGGATAACTACCGTCGTGCAATCACCGCCGTTCTTCTTGAGAACCAAAAGAAAGCTCTTGCTGAAGAACGCGCGCACTCATCCTTCCTAACCGAAGGTAACACAATTGGCGGCTCCGACGTAGGCGGTGGCTCTGGCGCAATCAAGACCTGGGATCCAGTTCTCATCAGCCTTGTTCGTCGTGCAATGCCTAACATCGTTGCATATGATATTGCTGGTGTTCAGCCAATGACCATGCCAACTGGTTTGATCTTCGCAATGCGTAGTCAATATCAGAATGCTTCCGGTGCAAATAGCGCTGAAGCTCTCTTCAACAAGCCAGATACTTTATTCTCTGGTAAGGTGACAACAGCTCAAGGTGAAGCTCTCACCGGTAACGGTGTAAACGGCGGCTATGTTGACCCAAACACTGGAAGCACTGTTCAAATCGGTCGTACTGGTCGTGTGACATCAGGTGAACCACCTATTACAACAGGTGGTTTCGGTCAAATGGGCTTCACAGTCGATAAGACCACGGTTACTGCAAAGACCCGTGCGCTTAAGGCTGAGTACACCATGGAACTTGCGCAGGACCTCAAGGCTGTTCACGGTCTTGATGCTGAAGCAGAACTTGCTAATATCCTATCTGTTGAAATCCTTGCTGAAATCAACCGTGAAGTTATTGAAACCGTTAACCTAAAGGCTAAGACCGGTGGTTATAATGGTTCCGGTAACTACGACATCGACCAAGACTCCGATGGTCGTTGGGCTGTTGAAAAGTTCAAGACTCTTGGCTTCCAACTTGATGTTGAAGCCAACGCGGTTGCTAAGGCAACACGCCGTGGTAAGGGTAACTTCATCATCTGCTCCAGCAACGTTGCTTCCGCACTTGCTGCATCTGGTGTTCTCAACTACGCTCCAGCACTTAGCACCAACCTAAACGTTGATGACACTGGTAACGTATTTGCGGGTGTTCTTAACGGCCGCCTCAAGGTCTTCATCGACCCATTCAGCACT